GTCTATGCCGACTATGGTATCTCTGGGACGGGGATGAAGAAGAGGCAGGAATTCCTGCGGATGCTGGAAGATGCCGAAGCCGGGAAGATAGACATCATCCTGACCAAGTCCATCCAGCGCTTCGCACGCAACACCGTAGACCTTCTGCGTACCGTCCGGCATCTGAAAGAGCTGGGTATCGAAGTCTGGTTTGAAAAAGAGAATATCCATACCATGAGCGGGGACGGCGAGCTTATGATGACCATCCTGGCATCTTTTGCCCAGGAGGAAAGCCGTTCCATTAGTGAAAATATCCGGTGGCGCATCAAGAAACAATTTGAGCAGGGGAATCCTAACGGGCGGTTCCGTGTTTACGGGTATCGCTGGGAAGGGGATAACCTGGTGGTAGTTCCCGAGGAAGCAGCTGTTGTCAGGCGCATCTTCCAGAATTTCCTTGATGGCAAGTCACGTCTTGAAACCGAACGGGAATTTGCTGCCGAAGGCATCACGACCCGGAATGGCTGCCGCTGGATGGATTCCAACATCAGGGTTGTCCTGACCAATGTTACCTATACTGGCAATATGCTTTTCCAGAAGGAATATGTGACGGATCCAATCCTCAAGAAGCGGAAGAAGAACCGGGGCGAACTTCCTAGGTATTATGTTGAAAATACGCATGAGCCTATCATCGACAAGGAAACTTTTGATTACGTGCAGCAGGAGATGGCGCGGCGAAAGGAACTGGGGGCGCTGGCCAATAAGTCCTTGAACACGACCTGCTTCACGGGAAAAATCAAATGCGGCATCTGCGGTCGGAGTTATATGCACAATCGCCGCACAGACCGGGGCTTTGAAGAATTCTGGGATTGCGGCTCCCATAAGCTGAAAGGCCGGAATTGCGGCGCAAAAGGCAGTATCCCGCATGCAGTCCTTGTGAAGGAGAGTACAGAAGTTCTGGGGCTGGATGATTTTGACGAGCAGGCTTTTCTTGACCAGGTCGAAAAGATAGTAGTGCCAGAATACCATGTGATGGTTTTCTGTATGAAAAACGGACAGAAACTTATCCGGCACTGGGTATCAACGGCGAAGAAGGATTGCTGGACCGATGAGTATAAGGGTCGTCAGAGGGCATGGATGAAAAACTACATGGCCAATGGCAAGGGAACCCGGTTCTCCGCCTTTACGACCCGCATCCGGTGCGCCTTGTGCGGATCTTCTTTCCGGCGGTGTAAAACGAAGCATGACAGGCCTGTTTATTGGCGATGCAGCAAAGGCGGCAAATGTGAATCGGTCAGCATCCGGGAAGATGACCTGAAGCGTGTGGCCGCAGAGGCCATGGGGTTAGAGGACTTTGATGAGGATAGATTCCGGGGAAAAGTGGAATCTATCGAAGCCGGAAAGCCAGACTGCTTGACTGTCCATTTCAAGAGTGGGAGAACAGAAGAGATTTCTTATACGCCTACGCCATCCAAGCGGCGTCCCAAGGCACGGAGAAAGGAGAGCGGAGAAAAGTGGCAAAGACAGTAAGGGCCATCCCGGCCACCATCAGCCGTTATACGGCGGCTCCGATTAACAGCCGGAAGAAGCGGAGAGTAGCGGGCTATGCCAGGGTTTCCACGGACCATGATGACCAGATCAGCAGCTATGAAGCACAGGTCGATTATTATACGAACTATATCAGGGAACGGGATGACTGGGAATTTGTCGGCATCTACACCGATGAAGGCATCTCGGCTACCAACACGCGTCACCGCGATGGCTTCAAGCGGATGGTCAGGGATGCCATGGATGGGAAAATCGACCTCATCGTCACAAAATCAGTCAGCCGCTTCGCCAGAAATACCGTAGACAGCCTGACAACGGTACGCAAGCTCAAGGACAAGGGCATCGAGATATATTTCGAGAAGGAAAATATCTGGACGCTCGATGCCAAGGGCGAACTCCTCATCACCATCATGAGTTCCCTGGCGCAGGAAGAAAGCAGGAGCATCTCGGAAAACGTCACCTGGGGCCATCGGAAGCGATTCGCTGACGGGAAGGTGTGTGTGCCGTTCGGCCATTTCCTTGGCTATGACCGGGGACCGGACGGGAATCTGGTCGTCAACCGGGAACAGGCCAAGACGGTGAAACTGATTTACCGCTTGTTCCTGGACGGGTATACCTTCCACTCCATTGCCAGGGAGCTGACTTCCAGAGGGCTGGAAACTCCGGCAAGAAAGAAACGCTGGTATCCGGGGACGGTAGAGAGCATCCTGACAAATGAGAAATACAAGGGCGATGCCCTGCTGCAGAAGCGGTTCACCGTCAACTTCCTGACCAAAGAAACGAAAGCGAATGAAGGGGAAGTGCCGCAGTACTATGTGGAAAATAACCACGAAGCCATCATCAGCCCGCAGGTCTTCGACTGGGTACAGGAAGAAATCAAGCGGCGGCGTGAAGGCAGGGGACGTTACAGCGGCGTATCCATCTTCTCCAGCAAAATCAAGTGCGGCCAGTGCGGAGGCTGGTACGGGGCCAAGGTCTGGCATTCGACCGACAAGTACCGCAGAACCATCTACCGATGCAACGATAAGTTCAAGAGCCATTGCAAGACACCACATCTGACAGAGGATGATATCAAGGAAGCCTTCGTCCGGGCCGTCAATCAGCTCATCGAAAACAAAGCGGACGTACTTGACAGCATCACACTGCTGAAGGAACGGCTCACTGACACAGAAGACTTGGAAGAGGAGCGGGACAGGATAAGCACAGATTTGAACCTGCTGGCCGACAAGATACAGCAGCTCATAGCCGAGAACGCCAGGGTCGCGCAGAACCAGGATGATTATGACCGGAACTACAACGAACTGGTCAGTCGGTATGAAGCAGCGAAGACGCAGTACGACAAGACCTGTGAAGCCATCCAGTATCGCAAGGCCCGGAGCCGTCAGATGGACAGCTTCATCAAGGAGCTTAGGAATCAGGATCTCATTAAGGAGTTCGATGCCCGGCTGTGGGGCAGCCTGGTGGATTTCATCACAGTGTACAGCAAAGACGATATCCGGGTGACCTTCAAGGACGGGACGGAAATCAGAGCATAAGCAGGAAAAAAGGATTTGGGTTTGCGATTGGGCGGATAAATCACGGCAATATCATTCCGCGCCCCATAATC